CAGTTAGTAATATTATTGGAGCATTAAAGACTCGTAATATGTTCATTTATTATGGTCCCAAAATGCTTATTAGTTCAAAACAATCCGACTCTGATTCATCTTTACCATTAGGTGCTGATGAAAAAAAACGTATTGAGAAAGATTTTAACCAAGTAGACTATGGTATTAATGACATTCAATCGCATACGGTAGTTTCTACAGCTACGTTGACAGCCTCAAAGATGTCATATCCTACTAAAGATTTAATGTTATTTGAAGAAATAGAAGATGATTTTAATGCAATTTGCGGAGCGTATGGAATGGACAGGGATATTTTCCCGTCAATCAAAGGGGCAACGTTTGAGAACAAAGAAAAAGGAGAAAGAGCAACGTATCAAAACACAATCCAAACGTGTGCTAAAACCTATGCAGATTATATTTCTCAGCTAACCGGAGTAGAAAAAGAGGGTAAATACTTTTGTATTGAATACGACCACCTTCCTATTATGAAGGAGAATGAATTAGATGAGGCTACAGAAGATAAGATTGAGGGAGAAACAAGCGCACAATTTGTAGATACATTGATTAAGTTAAACTTAGCAGTGGCTAACAAATCAATCAGCAGAGAATCAGCGATTATCATACTTGTAAAAGAATACGATTACGAAGAACAAGTTGCTAAAAACCTTATTATAAACCCAACAGCATAATGAAAAAAACAGACCATTACTCAGTAAAATCGACAGAGTTCGGAGCATCTATTAAAGACGTAGATACAACGGGGCGTATCGTTACTGGTTTTTATAACGCTTACAACTTCTTAGATTCAGCAAACGATGTGTTGTTGATGGGTTGTGCAAAGAAATCAATTAAGGAACGTGGACCATTGTCAGAGGCAACGGCAAAGATTAAACATTGCCTTAACCATGAGTTAGACGTAACTAAGATGCCTGGTAAGATTATCACTCTTGAAGAAAAAGAGATTGATGGAATAACAGGTATTTACTTTGAAACACGAATGTCAAACACTACATTAGGTAATGACACTTTAAAGAACTACCTTGAAGGTGTTTACGATAATCACTCAATCGGTTTCCGTTATGTGAACGTGAATATTATCGAAAGAGAATCTACAAAAGCATGGGATAGTATTGTATCTCTATTGATGAATCCTAAGAGCGCGGATGGAATTAATACTATGTACGCAATTAAAGAGATTCAATTGTACGAAGGTAGTACGGTGGCGTTTGGGTGTAACTCACTCACTCCGTACTTAGGAGTAAAATCCGGTAACCCTGATAGTTTTAAGTTAGCGTTGGATAATCGTATTGATACATTTGAGAAAACATTAAAGAGTGGTACTCAATCGGATGACATGATGGAAATGATTAGTTTGCAATCGTTACAATTAAAGCAAATGATGTCTGAATTGTGTAAAATGATACCAACTAAAGACGTAAAACCATCAGCCGGATTTGATGCAATTAAAGAAATTAATAAATTTTCTTTGAAATAATTTGCGTTCGTATTAAAATTATCTTTATCTTTGTAAAAAATATTCTTACTGCTTTCTGAAAGTCCACTCTTATGAGCCGGATTTATTGGTAAAAGATAGAATGAAAAACATAAATTGTTAATCATTAAAAATCTATACCAATGAATGAATTAGAAGTAAAAGCCTTGTTAGACAAGGTAAAAGCAGAAGCAACCGCTTCAATCGAATCAAACGAAAAATTAAAATTAGTTGACGGCTTAAAAGCTGAAATCGCTAACCTTGTTAGTAAAGCAGATATTGATGCCCTTGTAGCTAAATTTGCCGGAAAAGAAGAAACTGCTGATTTGTTAAAGAAATTAGAAGATGTTTCTTTCCGCCTAAAAGAAATTGCTGAGAAAGCCGGAGAACCTGCAAAAGGTTTAGACCTTAAATCTCAAATCAAAGCATGGGTTACTAAGAACGAACAAGCAATTAAGAATATCCGTGCCGGACAAAAAGCTGATTTAACTCCTTTGGATGTTAAGTTAAATAGTCCAATGACACCTGCAAACACTTATAACTCATCTGCGTATTTGCCAGTTCCTGAGTTCGCTCCGGGAGCAGTTGACATTGTACGTGTTGAGCCAACGTTTTGGGATTACATTAAAAAAGGTCGTACAGGTTCAGCCGCTTATGTTTGGGTAAACAAAAAGAATCCGGAAGGAGCTGCTGCATTTATCGGGCCCGGTGTTGCTAAACCCGGAGTATCTTTTGAAATCGCTACCGAAATTTCTAACGCGAAGAAAGTTGCCGCTTCTGAAAAGTGTGCTACTGAATTGTTAGAAGATATTGAAGGAATGACTTCATGGATTCAACAAGAGATTGAGTACCAATTGAAATACAAGGTTAACACCACTTTAATGACAGGTGTTGCATCTTCAACTGTTCCTGCAGGTATTCAAACAATCTCAGTTCCTTACACGTTAACGACCGTAGAAACTACAGACCCTAACCGTTGGGATGCTATCAGAGCGTGTGTTGCTCAGTTGAGAAGCGGAAACTTACAAGGTACTGTTACAGCGTTTGTTAACCCGGTAGATTATGCTAACATGGTTTTAACCAAAGCGCAATCACAAGGTCAATTATTTATGCCTGCTGAAACAGGTGCAACAATTGTACAAGATAACAATATCCCTGTAGGGTATGTTCAAGTAGCTTTACTTGACTACTACAAGGTATTAATCTACAAAGATTTCAGTTTATCTTTCGGTTGGGAAAATGACGATTTCACTAAAAACTTAATCACAGTTATAGGTGAAATGAGATTACACCAATTCTTTAGTGAAAACCACACAGGAGCGTTCATTTATGACACTTTTGATAACATCACTACAGCGATTACTGCAGTATAATAACTAAAAGTCCTCCCTTTAATTAGGGAGGCTTTACTTAAATTAATAACATTAAAAATAAAAAACACGATGAAAAAATTATTTATCTTTCTTACACTTGGTTTGTTGTTTTCTTTTACAGCAAAAGCACAAGTTGTTACAAACATGGTTAACGTTGACTACCAAACACTATACATTGATACGGTAACAAATACCGGAACAGGTGCATTGTTTATTACATTGACACAACCGTACAACAACCTTACTATTCAACCAAAGGTTACTAAAATTAGCGGTACAATGAATAGCAACTCAGCACCTAAATTACAAGGGTCTATTGATGGAACGAATTACTACGACATTGCAGGTGATACGTTACACATTACAAATACATCTTCTGCTATTGTTGATGATTGGGTTAAAACATCACAAGCGTATAAGTATTACAAGGTAACTTGGACAGGCACAGGAACGATGTCTGCTAAGTTGGAAGCAAAAGTATTCTTAGTGAAGTAATAAAATAACGCCCTGCCTTATGGGTGGGGCGTTCTAATACAATGAAAGATGGGTGCAATATCAGTAACAGCTTCGGATTTCGTAGGTCAATATCAATTGGCGCGAACAACAGCATCTGATGTTATCCTAAATTCATACATCACAAGGGAGTACACAAAGACATTATACAAATTATTGGGTAAAGAGTTAGCTGATTTATTAATCGCTTACAACGCTCTAACTCAAACAACAACAACAAGTGGTTTGTTAGTAGTAGGAGTATCTTATTACATAACGGACTTTAACACCGGGGATGATTTTACAAACGTTGGTGCATCTTCAAACGCTACAGGAGTTTACTTCGTAGCAACCGGAACAACACCAACGACATGGACGAATTTAAGTTCTTTGAAGTCGAATATGGTAGAGAGATATGAGAATATCATAAACTCTTTCTACATAACAGACGATGTATACTTTTGGAATAACGTTGCGCATGAATCAACAGGGATAAAAGACTTGTTATTGATGTCTATTTACTACGCTTATGTGAGTGAAACACAATTAAAACAAACGCAAAGCGGTGTAAGTTTTAGTGATTCAGAAAACTCAGTTGTGCAATCCGGAGCGAACGCTTATAGGTTAGCAGAGCAGAAGTGGAATAACGCAGGGTTAACGACATGGTGGGCGATAAGATGGTATTGTTTAATTAAATACCCATCTATTTATCCGGAGTATGCAGGAATATGTGAGCGAACACGTTATAGCGGATTAATGTAATGGTTTACGCACAGGAATTAACCGACATATTAGATGATTTGATTTCTACTATGACGTTTCCGGTTATAATCGGGAATGTAACGGTAAACGCAGATGATAGCATCACATTAGAATGTGATAATATTTACCATGCACAGGCAGGTTTTGAGGTTGAGATTAATTCTTTGACATACGTTATAACTGAAATAGACCAAGCAAATGAGTCTATAACGGTAACCGGGACTGGAACGATAAGCAATGGAGATACTTTTGATATGTATTCACCGTTCTTTTTTCACGGGACACCGATTGCAACGAATACAGAATTAGTACAGGAGGCACAAGCCTTGAATAAAACCCCAATGTTTTGGCTTTGGGAAAACTTTGAAGAGGATTGGAAGGATGAAGAAAGTTCTTTAGAGAGGGAAGTAGAGATTGAATTGTTTGCATTAACACAGGCAAACTTTGAAGAGTGGATGACAAGTGATGCGTATGAGAATGCGATTAAACCAATGAAGCGGTTAATTGAATTGTTTGTACAGGCTTTAAAGGTTTCATCACTATTTGAAACTGATTTTTTAACATATCGAACAGAGAATTATTCAAAGTTTGGGGTGTTTATCAGAAATAAAGGAGCAAGTAAAAACCTATTCGCGGATAAATTATCCGGAGTAGGAACGAAAATAAACCTTAGAATATTTAAAACAGAGCCATGTGAGCCGAGTTTTGAGGTAGAGCAATCAATTTATAGGACATTATCAACCGGAGATAATAGAACATTAACAACCGGAGATGCAAGAACAACAAGTTAAATGACAAAAATATCTGAAATAACTGCAGGTTCGAGTGTAATAGCTACCGATTTGTTTGAAAAAGAAACATCAGGTGGAACATCGCAAAAGGTTACAGGCGAAATGATAAAGAGTTTTGTTGTTGGAGAAACACCAACGGTATCAATCGCTGTTCAGTTATCTTCGGCTCAATTAAAAACGCTTGCATCTGTAAATATTAGTGCGGTATCAGCACCCGGAGCAGGTAAATCAATAGCTGTTTCAAGTTGTATATTTCAATACAAAGCAAATGATGCGCAATTAGCACCGGGAGAAATTGGAGTACTTGTTTCAGGGTCGGCTCAACCAATGTGGAATGCTATCCCTACTTATGCAGAAGATAGTACAACTCATTTAGTGGCAAATAGCGCATTTAACGCACTTATTGAAAATCAACCACTATTGATATATGCTTCGGCAGATTCGGTAGATGGTGATGGAGCAGGAGTGCTTTTAATAGATTACAAAATAGTTACATTACCAGTTTAAAATTAATTAATAAAAAATAGAAATCATGGCAGAATTGAATTGCGCAACAGGCGGAGAAAATACAGGCGTTCCGTGTGTACCCATTATTAGAGCCTTAGAAAAATTTATCTTCGTTCCTACTTACAATAGTTTGGGCGTTGCAAATGAAATCGACTTGACAGGTGGGCCATTCAATGCGGCTTATTTCTCTGCGTTGGTTAACAATACTGATGCTACAGAGCGTTGGTTCGTTCTACCTCAGTTTAAAAACGTTGTAAACACACGTGCTGAATCTTTGATGGAAACATTTGAAGATGGTTCTAAAGTGTTTATTGAGCAAGGTATTAGAAATATTACCGGGTTAATTGTTGGTTCAGATGCGCCACCACAACTAAAGGGTAAAATTGTTTCTCACAGAGGCAATCAAATGTCTATCTATGGTATTGACAAGGCAGGTAACTTAATCGGTAAGGTTGGTTCTACTGCAGATATGTTAGCACCTATTGAATTAGAAGGCGATACTATTGATGCTATCTTCCAATACACAAACGATACAACTATCCAAAAGATTGCTGTAATGTTTGATATTAATATCTCTGAGGATGACTCACAGGTAAGAATGTTAGCGGCTTCTGAAATGGCTACAAGCATTAAAAACCTACGCGGATTGTACGATGTTACTTCTGTAAACTCTGCAATCTCTACAACAGGATTAACCGTAACATTAAAAACAGAAGGTGGCACCTTACTTAACCCTGTAATGGTAGAAGGTTTATTGATTACTGACTTTGTATCTTCTGTAGGTGGTGCGACATCGCGCTTGTATAACTCAACGGATGCGGCTAACGTTACAATTTCAACTTTCGCAGAATCAGCACCGGGAGTATATGACTTAACGTTTGCAGGTCAAACGGTATCTGATGTGATTGTTATTAAACCACTAAAAGCAGGTTTTGACTTTACAGCAGTAGAGGCAAACACAGCAACGATTGTTTAGTTTTTTGTTTTCATAGTTTGTTTTAAAGGGGAAATGGCCGAGAATTATTTCTCGGCTATTTTTTTAACACGATGTTTCAAGTTGCAATCGACATAGCGAAATCATTACAGCGCATGAATCAAAACAGGATTCTTGAAAAAGCTGTGTCAAACAACCAAATAAAGGCTGAGATAATTGATTTAAACCAATCACAATTACAAAGTGGTGTTGATTCGGAAGGGGATTCTACAGGTGAATATTCAAGTACATCAATTAATGTTTACGGGAAAACACCCGGAAGGATAACGCTAAAAGACACAGGAGAATTTTACGACTCAATGAAAGTAGGACAAGATTCGGATGAGTTTTTTGTTACCGGGAATACAAACAAAGAAGGCGGAGTAGATTTATTGGATAGATGGCCGGATGCAATGGGATTAACGGATGAAAGTTTAGACGAGATTATGCCTGCAATAACTGAGGAAACAATAGAAATTATACTCAATGAGATTATATAAAGATTCTTACAAAAGCATTGATGACCTACCTATTTATAATTGGAATGAGATACACCGGACAGGTAATTTAGTTTATCTTCTAAAGGATCGAAAGAAGCTGAATGAGTTTGAAAAGGTGTCTTTAGGGCGTAGATGGACAAAGATATATGACGAGTATATAAAACATTTTGGATTCTCTGAAACGTTTATAAAGGTCATAGAAAAGCAAATGTACATCGCTGAGTTAATGATTGAGAAAGCGGAAACCGGAGATAAAACAATTAACACGTTTATAGAGATTGAGAAACGGGCGTTGGAAAAGTTAAAAGAGAAAACAGGAGATGGAGATTTTTACGAGTCGAAAGCTATGATGGAAAAGCAGTTAGGATTTACGATTGATGTAAAAAAATGTAGTGTTGTAGAGTTTTATTCTTACATAAAATCAATAGAAAAAGATGCAAAGCGAACTGGAAACTAAAAAGAAATCACTTCTAAAGGCTTTAAAGAAAGAGCAAAGTAAAAAGAATCCGGATAGGGAAACGATTTTACTACTCGATTTAGAGTTGTATAAGCTGAATATTAAACTTAATTTATCTACGAAGTAATGGCAAAGAAAATAAAATATAGTGATTTAGTAGAAGGAGATGCGTTTGGTAAACTTATACAAGAAGGAACTGAGTTTGATAAGGTGTTGCAGAAGATGGCAGATTCTTATACTAAGTTGATGACCGCTAAAAAGGGCAGTTTAGGTAGCACACCAACAACATTGAAGGATGCTGAAGATATGCAGAAACTTGTTGATAGTGTAAATCAATTAGATGCCGGATTAACAAAAGTAAAAAAGACACGCGAACAATTAACCGTTGAAACTGCTAAGGCTAAGATTCAGCAACAAGAATACGACAAAGCGATTAAGGAAACCGCAAAGGACGAGTTAGGTTTAGTATCTGCATACCAAAAGGAGTCAAAAACTTTGAATGATATGCGTAAACAATATAAGGATTTAGCGTTATCACAAAAAGAAAGTACTAAAGAAGGTAAAGAATTACTTGCAAACATAACCAAATTAGATAGTAAATTAAAGGCTGTAGATGCAACGGTGGGGCAACATCAACGTAATGTAGGTAATTACGCTCAATCATTAGGTGGATTAAAGACCGGACTTCTTGAAATAGGTGGTGCACTCGGTATTGCGTTTGGTGTACACCAAGTTGTTGACTTTGGGAAAGAAAGCGTGAAAGCGTTTTTGGATGCTGAGTTAAATGCTAATAATTTAAAGAATGCGGTAAAAGGCAATACGATTTTGTTCAATAAATTAATTGAGCAGTCTGCAGAGTTACAAGATACATCTATTTTCTCTGATGACGACATTCAGATAGCACAGAAGGCACTTGCAACCTATGGGTTAACAGGCGACCAGATACAGAAATTAACACCGCAAATCGTTGATTTTGCCTCTAAAATGGGGTACGATTTAGCAACGGCTACCGACAAAGCTATATCTGCTATCAATGGACAAACAAAAGGGTTAAAAGAATCCGGTTTACAATTCAAAGATACAGGAGATAGGTTGGATAATTTCAACGTATTAACTGAGAAATTAACAAAGTTTCAAGGTGCATCGGCAGAGGCTTTGGAAACAACTATTGGAAAAGCTAAACGTCTGGAAAATGCCTTTGGAGATATTCAAGAAACGATAGGCGAATACCTAGTTGGTGTTGGTGCTGACATCTTAGACAACTTTGAGGTTGTGTTTGGTGGTAAGGCTACAGAGATTGCATTGCGTAGACAAAAAGAAGTTGTGTTGAACGCGATGGATGAAATCAATAAAGAGAGTTTAAAGAAGATTGAAAGTGGGGAAAAGTCAAAGGCTCAAGTGATAGCTGATAATAGTAAGTATATTACTGAGTTATTTGTGGCGCGTGGTAAGCAAGAAACATACGAACAACAACAAGTAATTGATGCACAGATTAAACATCAACAAAAATTCAATCAGGAGTTACGTGATTTGGATAAAAAACAGGTTAATGATTGGGAGGATAAAGAAGAAAAGAAGGTAGAGATTACTAAAAAAACGGATAAGGATATAGAGAAAGAGTACTATGAGCATCAAAAAAGAATGCAAAAAATCCGTGATGAGGCTATAAAACAAGAAGGATTAAAGGAAATGAAAGCGGAAGACCCTGAGTTTTCTCCTAAAGTAAAAGCTAATCAGGATGCAATTAAAAAGAAAGCGGATGCAATTAAAAAGAAAGCGGATGACGATAAAAAGGCGAGAGAGCAGGAACGTGAAAATGCACTTGCTCAGTCTGAAATGCTTTTAGATATTTGGCGTGAAGGACAAGAAAAGAAAGGCGAAGAAGCTATTGCATATCTCGACCATGAACTTGACAGAAACAAATCAGCTATTGAAATACAAGCGGAGTTGGCATCGCGCGGAATGGAAAACACATTGGCTTTTGAAATGAAAAAGCAAGATGAATTGGAGAAAGCAAGAGTACAAGAGTTGGAACGTCAAAAGAAAGTAGCTAAACAGCAGGAGGCTCTTGAGTTATCGTTGGCATTCTTAAAGGCGTATGAAACGTATATTAGTCAGGATATGAAGTCAGGGCAAGCGTTGTTACGTGCAAGTGGAGATATTATGACTGCTAAATTATTAAGTAAAGCGATTGCCGGAAGTGCATTCGATGGTGTTGAAGATACCGGAGGCGCAGGGAATGTAGATAGTAAAGGTGGTAAGTTGTGGGTGTTACACCCGAATGAACGCGTATTGACAAAAGAACAAAACCAAAAGTTAAACGGGATAGGCAATGATGAGTTAGTAGACAAGGCATTGATGTTTGATAATATCATGAAGCCGAACTTTAACTCAAGTATGGCTATTGAAGATGCGACAAAGGTTAGTCAAGTGAATACCGCACTAACATCTTCTTTGCTTCGTGAGGTACGCGAATTAAAACAGGTAATGATTAATAAACCAACAAGTGAAACGAAGTTAGACAACTTAGGGAATGTTATAAAGCGTACAACTGAAAACGGATTGACTAAAACAACAATTAAGAAAACATATCTTTCATAATGGTAGACTTAAAATTTCAAATGGATTTAGGCAGTGGATGGGTAGATGTCCCACCACCTCGTAATTGGAAAGAGATGAAGATTCAGTTTATCGAATACGGCTCTGAGAAAAACGCACAATTACAGACTATCAACTTTGAATGGGTAAAGGCAAATGCAGTAGCCATTGATAATTATATTCGTTCCGGTATGACTGGAGGGACTGGAATATTTGAAGGTATTGGACTACGTATTTATGTAGGTACTATATCCCCGATGTTAATTTTTAACGGATGTATTGATACAGCAAATGAAGCGTTTGATTTTCAATCCGACATCATTATGTGTCCTATCAAAGAAAGTGGGCGTATTGACTGGATGCAAGATGTAGCAAGCTCAATTACGTTTGAATATCTTACTTCATTGCCTCCGGGTTCACCGGGTTATATTTCACGCTCTGACTATAAGCAAACACCATACGCACTAAGTAGCATTCCTGACTATACACAAGCGATGTTATTGAGTATTTCACTATTCATTATCATCAAAGAAAGTGTTGATTGTGTTGCTAAAATTGCCTCACTTATTACACGTGCAATCTCTCAATCTTTGTCATGGCTTCAATTAATTGGTACTATTATAGAGATTGTATTGTATTTAATTTACTTAGTTGCTATTGTAACAGCATCGGCAAGGTTAATGCAACAAATATCCGATAACTTGTTACAACCTAAAAAGACTAAACTTTGCATGAGAGAGCAAGATTTATTTGCAAAGGGTTGTGCGTATTTCGGACTTAATTTTGTGAGTTCAATTTACGGAGCAGGTACTTTAGATAGGTATAATGGGCGATATACGAACGCTACATTGATGCCTGTAAAGATTAAGATGCCGGATGGCGACCCATCTTTTGAATTGTTTGTAAGACCACCGGACGAAACAACCAACCCGAAATCCTACGGATATTACGAGGGAACGTTTAAGCAGTTTATTGATGACATGGAACAAACGTATCATGCACGTGCTGTGATTATTGGGAATACGATGTACTTTGAAGAAATCAACTATTGGAATGTAGCTGATTCGTTTACTCTACCGAATGAGGGTGATGTAGGTAATACATTCTTATATCCACAACCATACGGAACGAATGCAAATGAGATTCCGGCTGTTTATGTAGTAAGATTTCAGAAGGATGAACAGGATTTAAACACTTATAACGACTACAAAGGGACGTATGTAATTGCACAAACAACCCCTGCAATCGTTCATAATAAGAAAAACCAACTATTAAAAGGTGCTATTAATGTTGATTTACCATTTGCATTGGCTCGTAGAAAGGTTGGTTATACTAAACTTGAAAAGGCTTTACTCGAATTATTAGACACTTGTGCTACGTTTATCAATAGTATTGGGGATAGAGTAGATAATATTAACGATAAATTATCTTCATGGATGCCGTCAATCGTAGCTTCTGAGGATGTTGGACTATCTAATACGCAGGTAGGTATAACAGTTGGGTTCTTAACCGGGCAACCTGTATTTTCTGTATTGTCAATTGTTTTGGGTAGTGATGGATTACCAATTATGCCAACAGTAACAATACCTTATTTCGGGAATGACCGGATAGGATGGATGCTTTTATCATCTGACTTTATAGGAGTTAAAAAAAGATTTATCGGTGTTCAAAACGGAGATGATTGGTACATTGATTCAAATAACTCAGAGGGGACTTTTATAACATTTAGTCCGGCATTAAGTGGAACATTTACCGGAACGATTATAGGACTCAGTTCATACTTTGGAGTAGGTGGGCAAACGTTTACAGGTACAATAACTGCAGGTGTGCTTTCGGGTTCATCTAATGCGTTAAATACAGGGTCTATTAATGGAATTGTAACAGGAACGATAGCAGGATTATCAGGTACTTATACAGCCAACGTATCGGGATTCGCAACCGGAGGAACATTTACAGGAACAGGTGTAATTGGTTCAGGGGTTGGGTCGAGTACTTCCGTAACTACTCAGGGGTGGGGAGGTGCATTATCTCTACTAAACGACTTTCACTATACCAACTTAATAAATGAGAATCAATGGTTGGTTTTTAAGAATAAAAAGTTTAAATTTGGCATCCGGGAATGGCTACAAATTAACAATAATAATGTACTAAGAACAGCCGATGGAAGATATGGTAAGTTTGAGAAAATAGTTTGGGACTTACATAACGATATGGCTATTGATGTAACGTATAGAGTGAAACAAAAATACACAAATAATTATAACCTTAAAATAACAACCGATGGAGGATAAATTCGTAGAAGATTTCGCTAAGTTTAAGAACAGCATAGGGGATGCAAGTAAAATGTTTGATGGGATATTGAGTAATCTTGTCCCACAAACAACCCCTAAAAAGGTAGAGATTGAAATAGTAGAAAGAAAAGGCTTTTTCGGTATTGGCCGGAAGGTTAAAAAATACCCGGTAGATGCCTATATTTCAATGAATAGCCTGTTAATATTAGACTTTAAGGATAAGGGCGAAATGAAGGTGTATTTTGACGGCTTGTAATATCATAATAAATATGATATAAAACTAATTTAATTAGTATTTTTTTTGTAACTTTGCATTCATGGGATTTGTTGTTACATCGAGAAAGTTTTATGACGAGTTCACGGGAACAGGTGGATTAGGTGTAACATACCTAAATGCTTTGCAGGGCGATAAGATTACCTGTGAAATAGAAGGGTATTTTTATTGGGCGTTGACTAACTCAAAGTTAACGTTTAGTGCTACTGATAAATCCATTCGGCTTTCTTATTCGCCAATGGCTCAAACATCGCAAACATCCTTTATCACTCAAGGTTTTACTGAGGGAGATACTATTGAGATTGTTGGTAGTCCTTCAAACGATGGGACATATACCATTGATACGATTTCTGATTCTTATATCACTACTATTGAAACCTTAAACACAGAAACAGCACCAAGTTGTTCAATTTATGGTACGACACTGGTTACTGATATTGATTTTTACTACGACTTAATCCCTAATAACAGTACAAAGTTTGATTTTATTTCTGCTACCGATAAGAATACAGTACAAAAATACTCTGCTACCGGGTTAGATTCTGCCGTAACAACTCCTGCACCTATGACAATTGGCACTCAATCGTATGGTTGGGTAACTGATATTGTAACCGGAGAGGATGGCGAAGGGTTTATTGAAGGTGTTTCAAACGCTGATTACAAGCAATCGTTTAAGATTACACAGGTTTTCTACATGACAAGAATGTGGACTAAGGAATTAGTACAAAACTTTGTCAACAGGATAGCACCTGCAGAATACGAGAAAGGAAACCATTTAAAGCACATTTGCAAGATTGATGGTAAATACGATAAGTATAACCCAATCATTCCGCATACCGGACAAATAACACAACAAAAAGGGCAAAGCGGTTGGTTTAATCAAATGAACAACCAATCATTACCGGAGTATTCTGTATTGTCTGTTCAGTATCAAAATAACGCTACATCCGAATACATTGATGAGATTGATGGCTCAATAGTTAACTTAGTTACTATGTCGATTAGCTCGCGCAGTGGAAAATTCTTATCGAGTGCATCACAATTTATACTTAGTCATTTCTTATGCCCGTTATCTGAGGCTGATTATGTCGATACAGAAACGACTTTGCTTGAAAATATTAGACTTGACAAAGCTATTATTACTTCCGATTCGGCTACTATTAACGGGATTAATTATGGAACGGATTATCAATCAATAAAAGATATAGCTGTAGCATGGGAATCTGATTCACTTGCTACGTTAACTTTCAAGGTAGATTATTCTACAGCAACAAAAACAATTTTAGAAAACAAATCGGTAGATGATAGATACTACGCGTTTATTGTTTCGTGTCAAGATGCAACTATTTCAACTACGAAAAATATTGACCGGGTAAATGTTATAGCTGATTTCAAAAATGCTGATTACGATTTAAGAGAAACGACAAACTTTGAATTAGTAGATTATATTCATTGCTATACATTCCCTAATTACGGGGTGTTTGAATCAAATAATGTTTCCGGATTTCAAGGCGACCCTGCTTACATTGAGATTCCATTTAGAATTGAAACTGCAGTAGTGCAAAATATTTCACCTACTTTAAAGACATTAAAAGTTGAAGTTGTAGCTACTAAAACAGATGAAGATGATTTTGTTTTAGAGTCGAAATCATTTGATACATCGCTTGTCCGTAAGCTAAACAACAAGCAGACTATTAATATTGAAAACTCAAGAGGATTTATTTACGCTACAGATTCCCCGTGGAATCGTGCCGACCTTATAAGAGATGAAGCGAATGATTCCGGTACAATGAGTGCTTACCTATTGCGTTATGCGTTTGCATTACGTTATGAGGAATGGTTGGAAGTTGTTATGGCTAATGATGGTGCATCGTATGACATATTCAAAGACATTGAAGATGTAGTTGAGGCGTGGAAGCGATACTCTACAGGGCATGGTTGGGTGTTAAATTTAAGAATGACTGCAGAGGTAGAAGGATATAACGAGTTTGTAACAACTTATACTACTGAAACAACGTTTGATATTTTAGAAGAGGGCGACCCATCACAAGATGGAATAGTTTACGCTACTCAAATAAAGTATTATAACGAAGATGCGGAAGAGATTGAAGGGATTTTAAAGGATGCACCGACTCGTATTGTTGCACGTTTTGGTGGCGACCCTACTACTTTTCCAACTGGAATGACTGAATTTAACGGATATATATTCGTAGATAGTAGCGAAGGTAGCATATTCACGCGTAGGATTGCAAGTTCGGACTTTGATTCCGAAACCGACTCACCATTTAGTGTTACTGATTTACCAACTTTGAATGGTGTTGTGTCTGAATTTGAATCAGCTAATTTAAGATTGTCTGTATTTGGGAATAGAATAGAATTAGATACATGGTACACTCCGATAATAGGAGCAACGAATGTAAGTAGTTTTGCTCAGTCAAGATTAGGACATCAACAAGCGAATATATTATTACAAGAAAGCGGATATGCTATCTTACAAGAGGATGGATTTTTTATATTACTTTAAATAAAATACAATGCCAAATAAAAGGATAAACAATCTAACGCTGGTAACTACAGCAAATATTGATAGAACATCAGGGCTAATGCCGTATGTCGATTTAACTGAGGCTTTGCCACAAAACCAAACTAAGAAAATTAGTTTAGACCAAATCACAGGCGAATACGAAGTAACCGGAACGCTAACAACTGCTGAGATATTGGACTTAAACACCACTCGGCAATTGGCTATTTCAGCACCGGGGGCAGGTTATTATATTCGTATCATTCGTTGTGATGCTTGGATTGACTTCAATTCAGCGGCTTATGCGGCTTCAACAAACCTTTGTTTATGGTACGATACAGCGACAAGACCTGCATTTGCTTTCCCTAAGATTTTAGAATCAACTGTAAGTACAGGAGAAATGGGCGTATTGCAAGATATGTCAATCGCTACCCATACTTTAATGTTAATTAATGAAGCACTTTATTTTAAACCATTCTCAGCAGTTAACCCAACAACCGGAGATTCGGATATTAAATATAGAATACGTTACGCAATAGAATCAGAATTATAATGCCAGTAAATCCAATATCATATAAGCCAGTTGAATTAGCACCTACAGGTGGCACAACTGGAGTAGTAACGGGAGCATCCACTTCTGCTATTGATATTATTATTGATACATCAGCTATTCAGATACTTGGACTTACTCCATTAACTGATTGTGATGCTACAGAATGCCGGGTATTTAATGGAGATTGTTACATTAATCCAGTGTTTGGTTCTACCGGAGTAGACATTGCTACTTATGAGAATGATTTACAACCATTCTACATCGAGGATACAATGCGCAGGGTTACGGTGTTTACTTTACAAAAGTTAGACACACGGTTAAAGGTGTGGGAAGATGTGGCCGTGATAGGTTCGACACTCCCCGCCCTTTATCCTATTGATTCTACATACGGGGATTTTTATACTTATGGATTTTGGTCTACGCATCCTTATTACTTAGGGGTGCAAATTAATTGGGGTCATGTTTTAACGAATGATGGAACGGGTGTTTATAGATTGATGGTAGAATCTCCGGCAGTAGTTGATACTAAACCGAAACCCTATCCGTATTGCAAGGTGTCAGAGCCTTTCAATTTAATGATATTTGATTGCAACCGGGCACATGGTACAGCTAAATTTGAGGTTATTCAGTCCGGAAAGATTGGAAGTATTGATGAAGATTACGTTGTGTTTGATATTTGCGACATTAAATTATACGATTCTATAAGACAAAAAGGATTTTTTGGACTTGAGAAAACCGGATATGACGAGGTGTTACTTGAATATCAAAACGGATTAATTGACCGGGTGCGCGATGAGGCTGTACAAAAATTCACATGGGCTTCTAAACCAATGCCTAAGTATATTCATGACAGGTTTAAATCATACGGCATGATGTCCGACTATTTATACGTGAGTGATTACAATAAGAATAACGCTGATTATAACATTGACCATAAAATGATAGTTAAGTCTGCAGGTTATGAGCCTGAATATCCACGTGGTAGTCGTTTGAGTTGGGTAAAAACAGAGTTTAAAGAAGGTGTACAGGGAGTAATTAAGAGTTCAGCGTGTGATGTAAGACAATGATAGTAGAACAAACGCATATATATTTTGCTACTGAAAATGAGATTTACCCATACGAGCAGATGCTTGTTGAGTCAGACACATTAAGAGTAAAGTTTGGAGATGGTGAAACGGCTTATAACGATATTGAGTTTTCTGGTTTTATTTGGGTTAATAACCACTTAGAAGTAGAGGCTAATTTAGGTAGCGTAACAGCTTACATTGATACAATAATTGACGAGAATGAGATTGTTTTAAAAGATAGAATAATCGCAGGAAACTCAATAGTAATACAAGAAATAATATGACAACTTTTGCAACCATACAACACGCATCATATACAGAGGCAGATTGGACTGCTTGGGATGGTATTTTAAAAGAAGGGCAGATTGCTTTCTCTACTGATTTACTTTACACGGCAACCAACCAAATGCGCTATAAGGTTGGGAATGGTACTGATACATGGACTGCATTAGATTATGTACCGGAAGGTGGTGGTAGTGGAACATCATTCCCGATTGCAACCGCAGGTGGGACTGTGGATGCCATTACGGCAACTTATACTCCGGCATTAACTTTAACTGATAAGGTTTTATGTGCTGTTGTTGTTAGTGGCGCGAATACAAGCACAACACCAACTTTCGCACCGGACGGACTAACGGCTCACACTATTACAAAGGATGGAGGGCAACCATTAATTGCCGGGGATATTCCGGGAGCGTTATCGGTTATTATTCTTGAGTATAATTTAGCCAATACAAGATGGGAATTAGTTGATGCGCAAACTGATACTTTAGTACAGGCAGGTGGTTTGATTAATTCAGCTACGTCAAAAGCAACCCCGGTAGATGCGGATTATATTGGATTGATGGATTCGGCCGCTTCTAATATCCTAAAAAAATTATCGTGGGCGAATATTAAGGCTACTTTAAAAACATATTTTGATACTCTTTATGCTACATTATCTGTCATTCCTTATGTAGAGATTATGACAGGCTCAAATGCTACGTTTTCACCTTTAGATAGCACGACTACATACACAAGTGCTTCAACGGCATTAACACCAAACGCAACCGCTACAAATAGGCAATTTAAATTGCCTATAGGAACATTAAAAAGTGTGTGGCTATACGTTGACCCAATTACAACAGTTGGAAGTAATGAAGATGTAACATATTATTTGCGTAACATAACAACTGCAACTTCTACTATATTAGGAACATTAAAATATGATGTTCGTGGGAATGCTAAGTTAATCACAGGATTAAGTATTTCAGTAAATGCGACAGATTTTTATTCGGTAGAGATTGCAAACCCCGCCTTTGCAACAAATCCAGTCAACTGCTATGCCACAGCTAAACTTATAATTTATCCGTAATGACGTACATAATAACAACTAATCCAACTACTTTAAAACAAGAGATAAGATACTATGTCAATGGTGTTTTAGATTCTGTAGAGTTTTATAATTCATCAGTAATTATAAGAAGTGGATATACAAACGCAAATGCAATTAACGAAAATAAACTTGGACTAAATGATTAACAGCGCAGAAACATACTTAGGTGCTACAAAGCAACAAGTAAGACTATTAAGAACATCGTCAAGAACGGCAGTAGCTACTGGATATTTTTCTGTATTTGATTTATCAGGTACACCCGCAGGAGGTGTTTTAAATGCAGGAAATACCGCAAATGGTGTTGTTCCAACAGATGCTACAGCAGGTGCGCCAACAATTAACGCTTTTACAGGTGGAGCAACTGGGCATTTGGGAACTGTTTCTTTCGGTTCTTCGGTAGCTTGTAGAATGACTTTGTTTGACAGGCTATTTCATGCTGGGGCGTATTCATTTAACTCAAATGTTACTTTAGCATCACAGCCCTCTTTTTCTACACGTGTAGACGGAGATTATAAAGATACCGAAATTTGGATTGAAGCTGTTACGGCTTTCACAGGAAACTTATCTGTAAACATTACCTACACCAATCAGGATGGTGTAACAGGTAGAACAGTAGGAGTACAGGCATTAGGACTTGCACCAACATTAGGACGAATGATGCCAATTGCATTGCAAAGTGGAGATACAGGAGTGCAAAAAATCGAAAGCGTTGTTGCTTCAGTTTCAACGGTTGGAACGTTTAACGTTTTGATTATTCGCCCAATTTGGAGTGGCAGAGTAAAGTTTGCAGGGGATGGTGATTTGCATGGAATTTTAAAAACAGGATTACCACAAGTTTATGAAGATAGTTGTTTACATTTAATGGTTGCCCCTGATAGTACAGCTACGGGAGTTTCGGAAGTATTATTAACAATAGCAAACGGATAGTTATGAGCGAATTATCAGAAATAAAATCGTTATTAGAAACTCACAGAAAGGAGTCGAACGATTGGCGTACAGAAGTAAGCGAAAGTATAGCAAGAATCGAAACACACAACGAGTATACGAAGGCTAAACTTGTTGAAGTTGATGATTTAAAAATGAAAGTAAACGCTGATAGAAACAAAGTACTTGGTGCTATTTGGGTGTTTGCTACCGGATTTGTAACAATGGTAATAGCTTTTATTGTTTCATTATTTTATAACGACCACGCATAATGAAGATAGAAGAAAAATATTATAACATCCGGCCAATGATTAAGGACGGTGATTTAGTTTTGTTTAGAGGGACTAAATTATTAGCTAAAATTATTCAACACGCTGATAGAGATAAGGTAACAAAGAAACCTGCTTACTTTAATCATATCGGTATTGTTATGGCTGTGCATGGCTCTTTATTTATTGTGGACAGCCAATCCAATGGAATAGAGGCGGATAGACTTTCGGAACGTATTTCTGACTATAAAAACGGGGACTTTTGTGTTATCCAATCAAAGAACGACACCAATACCGCAGACGAAATGACTAAGTTATTTGCTCGTCAAGATATGAAAGATGTTTTATATGACTATGGTAACGGGTTTAAAGAGTTATTGAATAGACGTTTCGGGTGGAATCTTAAAATAAAACCGAAAGAAGACAAAGATATTTGCTCTGATTTTGTTTACGAATACTCTTTAAGAATGGGAATGATAGTACCATTTGAAAATAGAGTGGCGTTCCCGATGGATTACATTCGTTACCGGGATAAAGATAAGACTCGCATTATCGGGTTTTAATATCGCATATCGCAATTTGCATATCTAATAATTAATTGTATCTTTGGCGAAACTTAAAACTATGGAAACACTACCTACAAGAATAGCGCGTGAATTAGTAAAGAAATTTCCAAATTCGCCTAAGTTAACACTAGCCAAAAAATTATACAAAGATAACCCTAAAGTCTTTACTTCTATTGAATATGCTAGGAATGTCGTAAACAGGATAAAAGGTCTTTCGGGTAGTAAGGGGAATAAAGATACAACTTTATTTAAAGAGCCTGATTTTAATTACAACCCGTTCGATTTACCAGAATCAATGTCCGAGGAAAGACCTAAATGGTTTCTCCCAAAATCAATTAAAAAGGTTCTTTTATTGTCAGATATACATTTCCCTTATCACGATGTTAGGGCGTTAACCACAGCGTTAAAATACGGGCAAAAAGAAGAAGTGGATGCTATCTTTATTAATGGAGATTTGATGGATTTTTATCAATTGTCGTTTCACGAAAAAGACCCAAGAGTAACATCTATTTCAGATGAATTAGAGGCAACAAGAAAGTTCTTTGATGGATTAAATAAGGCGTTCCCAAACACTTTAATTTATTACATACCCGGTAATCATGAGGCACGACTTGAAAGATATTTAAGAGTTAAAGCACCTGAATTATTAGATGTTCAAGAATTTAGAATTGATGTTTTATTAAAGTTAGGCGAAAAGGGAATTCTTTATTTAGAGCATGGAACTAAGTGTTATTTCGGCAAGTTGTTAGTTGAACATGGGGATAAAATGAAAGGTAGCGGAGGTGTTAATCCTGCCCGTTCGTTATTTGCAAAATTAAAACGTCATGCCATTTGTGGACACTTTCACCGAACAAGTGAGGCAACCGAAAAGGTGTATGATGGGGATGTGGTAGTAACTTATTCAACTGGATGTTTGTGTGAATTAGAGCCACGTTACATGGAAGTAAATAACCATAATCACGGGTTCGCATTGGTAGAGATGGATGGGGAGAATTTTAAAGTGCGTAATTTAAAGATAGTTAACGGAAAGGTGTATTAACATGGAAACAATAAACGACTTGCAGATAGAGGTAACTCAGATAGTGCCGAGAAAGAATAACGTATTGGGAGAAAGAAGGGTATTTAAATTTAAAAGACGAGTGTTTATTGCAAACATTGATTCACCAAGTGAGGAATGTTACCTAAAAGAACACAACTATATTACCTGTGGTGCATTAATAATGAAAGATGGCGAAGTAATCAAGACCATTGAATTATATCCCGAATTAGCAGAGGTTCATTCAAAGTGGTTTAAGGAGTCCCTCGAATCTTCCGAATCTCAGCAACCAACTGCTTAACATACCCCCTTAACTTATAGTTAGAGTATAGTAGGTAAAGGATTAGGAGGGTGTGGA